CATCCTTAAATCCTGCCGCCTTAACTTTCTTGAGCATGGCGTCAGCATTTGCTTTGACAGAGTATGCACCGACTTGAACTCGGTACAGTTTCTTTGGATCGGTGGAGGTAGGCGCTTCTATTGCTGACAGAAACTTTTTAACTTCGGCACGGAAAGTATCCATTGACTTCCCGTGTTTAGGAAACCAGTGCCCGGGGTCGGCATGGTTACTGGCGATACCGCGCTTATACCCTTCGTAATGCCCAATGATCACGCCATCTGCCATTGGGTCGAGCTTGTACTCTTTGCAAAGATAGGCGCATAATTCAGTTGCTTCTTTATACACAGCATTGAAGTAGGCGGCATCGGTCAATCCATCTTCACAAATTTCAAAACTGATATGAGTATCGTTGACTGAGCCTTTTGAACCGGAGCCGCCATGCCAGCCTCGATGATTCCACGGAAGTGTCTGATACGTGGCAACTGTTCCGTTCGCCAGCTTTCCGATGAAGGCATGAACACAGACCTGCCGTCCTCCGGGCTTATCTTGGTTCCAGTGGTTATTGTACTGGTTTTTTCCGAGCAGTCCATCATCCGGACCCACGTAGCGTTTCAGATTCGGATTGTTCGCTCCGGTGGAGTGCACCATGATACCTTTCGGTGTGATGGTCTTTCCTGCCTTAAAGCAGGCATTCTCTGTTAAAATGAGCATGTGCAGATTCATTTACTCGTCCCCCTTTGTTTTCAACTGTTCTAAAATAGCCTTGAGCTTCTGCGGGATGGGAAGTCCAATCCTACCTGCGTTCTCAATAATGCTGATACCCTCGTTGGAGATGTAAAAGAAGATGACAGCAGTTCGAAGCACGCTGCCATCCCCTATGACCCTTGCATCGAGAATGTGTCCTATTCCGACGAGCATAAAAATGAGCACCTTCCTGAAGATGCCCTTAAAGCCAATCTCGCTGGATAGCTTTTTCTCCACAGCTGCCGCCATCAGCCCCGTCAGGTAATCCGTAAGCACAAAGGTGACTAGGGCATATAAAAAGCCATCCCAGCCACCCAGAACCCAACCTAACCAGCCGCCTATGGCGGTGATGGCAAGCTGGGATGCATTCCAAATATCTTTCATGAACTTCTCCCTTCCATCATCCTTGCTTTACTTCTTTCGCCAACACCTCAATATACATACCGCGGCCGGCGACATCTTCGATGGAGCTTATGACAAACCGGCTACCCTCGCAGACCAATATCATCGCGGTTGTGACGGTAACCCCCGGAATACAGCGAAAGCGGAAGAGATTTGTAGCCTCCGAGAACAAGGCTCTGTTCGCCCACCTCTTCGTGCCGCTGCGATATTCCCTGTACGCTCTTACAGAAGCCACCGTTACTTCTTCAATCGTTGAGTAGCCATCCTCGTCTTCAACCTCGTCCTCAATTTTAAGCTGTATAAAAGAATTCATTTTCCCGAAGCTCATGCTACACCTTCCAATCCCGATCCAGCCTCAAAAGCAGATTGATTGTGTTCCATACCTGTTGACCAGCCTGAATATTGTCTGCGTAGAAACCGGCTGTACTGCCGTCCCGGCTTTCATAGAAGTGAGACGACAGCATAATAACCGCCTGTTCAGTGGTAGGCGGCATGGGGTGGTCTGTATACCACCCCTCTTGAATATGCTGATAGCTCTCCGCATAAGAAACGGCGGCGGTGATGTACGCCTGCACAAGGCCATCATCTGCGTCATGCTCCAGGATCAGGTTTGCTTTTACCTTTGGAAGAAGATTATCTGTTGTCATGCCATCCGTCACCTTTCGGTCATTCTTCGTCTGCCGCCATCAGCCCTGCCGATTTTAGCTTGGCAAGCAGGGCGTTGAAGTCCGTGACCAGCCCAGCTATTGTCGTAGCTTCACTATCCGTTTGATTTGCCGCCACCGGCATCTCAGGCATAATGGGATATGCTGGCACATAGAGTTTTGCGTCTGTCCCGATTTTCACCTCAACGGTGTCGCCGACGCTTTTAGCTGTTGCTTTCACGCCACCCAGTGCCGTTTCGGAAGCGGGTGCGGCAGTGGAGGTAAGTCCCGTTACCGAGGCTCCCTCCTTAATTTCCAATGTGCCGCCGATGACGGTTTTTTCGCCGCCCTGTTCGGTGTAGTTTTTTGCGTTGTATGACATAGCGAAACCCTCCCCTTAAGCGTGCTGCTTGAGCAGCTTGATACCTTCAGGCAGTACGGTCTTTCCATCCACACGTTGGAAAGCATAAAAACCAGTCTGCAGGTTGGCGATATGCAGCTCATTTGCCCGTCGGATGGTCCTGCCACAGCGGTCGGCAATCCAGTAGTTCTGGAAATCACCGAAGGCTATAGTGAAGGCGCCGGCGGCGATGGTGGGGGCATACTGGGAGACATATACAGGGTAGCCCAGCAATCTGTCGGGCTCGTCGGCCTGCAGGGAAGGCTGCCACATATATACACCATTTCCGTCCTTCAATTTCCGTATACCCGCAAGAGTGGCGCTGTTGAGAACGAAGACAGCGTTTTTCTTGTAGCCCTCTTTTAGGGAATACGTAAGGTCGATGAGTTCATCCGCTGTGATTGCCCCGGCCGTCGCCGTAGTCACACCGACATCTCCGCCCTTTGATGTGAAGATGCCGGTGGGCTGGCCCTCTCCGGTGCCGACACAGAAGGCTTGCTCTTCCTTTGCCGCAAAAGCATAAGCGAAGTTATCGATGAGGTAAGGTTCCAGCAAGAACATAGAATCCTGCAGCAACTCTTCCGACACGAGTGCCGCCGCCCGCAGGGTGTAGGCATCCAAAGAGATCTGATTAAACGTAGGTGTGCTGGGTGTAAAGCTACCGGACTCTGCCACCCAGTCTGCAGCCACATCGGTCAGTGCGATGTTAATCCTGTGGGGCGCCGCTGTGGTGATGACTTTGGAGATCCGCCGGATTACATTTTCATGCTTTAGAGCCTTCACAAGGTTCGTATCAAATTCGATGGGCACAAGATAGCCGCCTGTGGAATCTGTACCCTCCTCCATGACGTTATGGACAGGCTTTTTGCCTCGCACAAGATTTAGGAAATCTTCCCGGTATTCTGCCGTCGCCCTGGGACTTATGGGGTCTCCGCCCCGTGCGCTGGGCTTTTCCGTGATGGGTGTGCTGGTGGGCTGTGCCATTGCGGCGTCTCTTGCCACCCGGTCTTCCTCAATGGCAATTTGGCGAGCCATGACGTCGATGTCTGCCACCATCTTCTCATAGGTTGCGTTGTCTTCGCTAGACAGGACACTGTCCTTGGTGCGTGTGTCGAGAAATGCCTTTGCAGCATCCCAGGCCTTTGCGCGCTTTTCACGCAGCTCGAGTACTTTTTGCATAATAATATATCCTCCGTCAAATGTATTTGCGAGCCTGCAAATTTTGCATGGCCGCTTCAATGGATATGCCGGTATTTACTTTCGACTCCGGCTTCGGTATGAGCTTACTCATAAGGGAATTGGTAACCGCCCTGCGGCTAAATGCGAATGTGATGGCTTCCGGGTGGCCTCGCTTTGTATCCTCTAAGATCCCATCGGCAAAGCCCATTTCAATAGCCTTATTGGCGTTGAGCCAGGTCTCCGCATCCATGAGATGAGACAATCGTACCCTTGAAAGCCCGGTCTTGATCTCATAGGCGTTGATGATGCTCTCCTTTACTTCGCCCAACATGGCGATGGCCTTTTGCATCTCCCCACTATCTCCGATGGCCACTGTCAAAGGGTTGTGCACCATCATGAGAGCTGTCGGCGCCATGAGCACCTTGGTACCTGCCATAGCGATGACCGAAGCGGCGCTTGCCGCGATGCCGTCAATCTTGACAGTCACGTCCCCGCGATAGTCCATAAGCATGGCATAGATTTGACTGGCCGCAATACAATCCCCGCCGGGGGAGTTGAGCCAAATGACAATGTCACCCTCGCCGCCATAAAGCTCTGCTTTAAAGGCCTTCGGGGTGACATCATCATCAAACCAGGATTCTTCGGCGATTACGCCGTCGAGATAGAGAGTCCGGGTGCCGGAACCCTCATCACACGCCCAGCTCCAAAACTTGCGGGTGGCACCCGCTGGCAAATCGCGCATGTTACTTTGAGTGGGTTGGTGCATTTCTGCCCGCGCTATTTGTTCCATTATTATCGTCCTCCTTTACTGTTACTGTAGGTGCAGACCGTGTCTGTTTTGCAAAGACGCCGGCGTCCTGCAGCTTTGTCA